ACCCCAAAGAGGCATTTTGTTTGGTTAAGGCACCGTAGTCAGGCTCTCCGTTTTGATCGAGAATCGGGCTTCCTTTCCATATCCATAAGTTGTCTGGACCGAAGCCAGACGGGTCTTCTACTTCCATAACATTGGGTAAAACGACGAGCTTTCTAGCTGCACGCATGGTGCCTTTAAACTCGGTGTTAGCACCTATTTCAAGTCGCCCACTTATTGTGTTCAACCAGAAGAACACTTCACCTGCAGTGCTCGCAAAGCGAAGGTTATCCATGTAAAGCAGTATGTCACTGTCGCCATTACCGCCCTGGATACTTAGCCCGGTGAAATTTTCGTTTTCATCTACAACGCCAAGGTAATAAGTGCCGCCCAATTCGCCTAGTTGAGTCTCAAGTGCTTGCATGAAGTTGATGACTGAGAGTTCGTCACCATCTTTGTTCACGACCTTTACTTCGTCGAAAGCACGAACAAGGGGCGCACCCACTATCCAATCGCCGTTTTCATCTTCATAACCGATATTCACCTGCTTGAATTCAGTAAATTGTGCAGCAACGGTTTTGGTACCTACTTTTTCTTTAAGCCCGATTATCTCTGTGCGGTTAATCTGGTTAGCACTTACCGCTTCAGTCAGGTTGTAAATTAGCTGCTGGTATTGATTCCCTTGTTCACTGGTTTGTGTGCTCCAATGAGACACATCATTTGTGATGGCCTCAATATGATCACCCAGCGCCGCTGGTAAGCCTGGCCATTGAATTCGAGATATGATTTCTGGGTCTACTCTGTCGAACGTGGTACCTATCAAATCGGCAACACTGAAGCTTAGCCAATTCGGGTCTACTTGGTCGCCATCAATAAGCCGATACCAAACATAGATAATGCCGTCGTGTGGGGTGTTTGTAATAGTAACGGTGTCGCCTTTACCCATATAAATGGCGCTATCGAAATGTTCCTGCTCATCGCCATCATAGGAGTACTTCCATTCATATGTTGCGTTGTTATGGGGAAGAGTAGGGCCGTTAATCACAATGCGACCAGGCAACACATTTACTACCACACCTTGCGTGGGCGTCGACGGTACTCCAATAGTAATGTCTCGTCCGATGCCTGGACTGGTTCTAAATCGGTTTCGTGCAGATACCGCTACGGTATAAACACCAACAGGCAAGTGCGCCAAGCTCTGAGCTCTGTTTGCAGGCGTAAATGTTAGTTGAGTCTCGGGTGTTTGGCTGTCTTTGTTGCTGACTGAAACAACATAGCTGATCACGTTAGCCGGCGATGGATGGTCCCACGTTAAAACACCTTGCCGCCAGCTGTCATTTGGGGTGGTTGTCCACAGTAAATTTTCAGGAGCCTGGACAACGGTAGCATCTGGCAAAGATGTGTTTGGCGTTAAGTCGCCTTCAGCAGCTTCAAAGCTGTCAGGGTAAATCTGCGGGGCATCTTCTATTAGCTGCAGTTTGGTCTGATGTTTTTCAGTATCAAAGTCTCTGTCTTCAACGGTAAATTCTTTACTCACGCCTGTTTCGACATCAACAAACTTTATACATGTACCAGGAATGATATCTAGCCTAACACCCGGGACAATGTGTGTAGCCATAAAACCCGCGCGGCTACGTTCCATTGCTAGCTTGCCTATTCGCTGCGCTTGATGGTCGCGGGTTATTAGCGTGAAGCGCAGATTCGACTCTAAGTAAGCACCGTCGTTTTCGCGGTACTCGGCGCTCTTTACCACAGGGGCATTGGTCATTTGCCACTTGTGATTTGGGCTAACAAACTCGGTTTTGACCGTGTTAATTTTTTCTTTGTAAGGGCGATGAGGGCGGTACTCTGGGAACGTCATTGAGTCGTTATCTACGTCAATGACTATTGTTGCTGGGCCAGCATACATAGCGGGCTTAAAGTAGACGACACCACCTACACGATAGGGTTTGCCTCCCATGCACGCCATAATTTGATTAAGCATGTCTTGTTGGCGCATGCCATTGTTTAAAACACCGTTAACCTCAAAGCGCGTTCCTGTTTGCTCATTGCCCTCTGCGTCTCTATAGATAGCCTGCTCATCGCAGTAGTTGGCGGTAACAGCAATAAAGTCCATAGGAAGGCGTCGACGAGGAACGGGCTTTGCGCCGTAACGGCGTAAGCAGTCGTAACTACATAGCGATGGGTTGCTTGACCACTCCCATGTTGATTCATCATCGAAACGGTGCTCACCATCACCACCTTGCGTCGTGTCTTTTCTGGGGTCGTAAACTTTGTGGCCACGAACAACGAATTTAATCTCGTTTAACCCGCTCGGGAATGCTTCATCATCAACTTTAATTTTCAACGTCACATAGGTTTGGTTTACGCCTATATGTTCCGATGTCCACCCACTGATATATTGGTTAGCAAGTGGGCACACTGTGGTTTGGTCGCCTAAATAGATTCGGCTAGAAACTAAACCTGAAAGCTCACGCTTGGTTTTCCCCTCTATTTCATAAATATCTACGCTCTCACACGGATGGCCAACAAGGTGAAGCACCATTATGTGGTAGTCATCACCACCGATAGTGGGCTTGGCATAGCCGACGATTTTGCCGCCAACTAGGGCCTCGCCATACACTATTTTTCTTACATCGTTAGCGTTGGTATTTAATGACTGGTCAGTGGCAGGGTCAGATGCATAGTCGCCCATATCGGGTGTAAGGGCATCACCCAGAAAATGCGTTACTGCAGCTCCGCCAACGCCAATTGCTACTGCACTTAGTGCAGCTGAAAGACCAACACCTAAAACCGTAACCGAAGCGCCTACCGCTGCGGCTCCCAACCCTAATGCAACGCCGACAGCTACTGGTGGCATGGCACACTCCAACAACCTAATGCGCGATTCAAAGGCATAGTGGCAAGGCCATTTAGTGTCGCCACCCAAATTTTACCGCTAGCAACAACCCCTAAGGCATCACCCGTGTCGGTTTCAACAAGTACCAAGTCACCGCGACCTGCGTTTAAACGGGGTTTAAGCGGACCAAATATGGCATTTAACGTACTTTTAATATCGCCATGGCCATATTTAATTAACGCCTTGGCTGCCCCTTTTTCAGTGGTGTACTTACCTCTAAACGGCTCTGCAAAATCTTTTCCTGTCATCGCGTGAACTGCATTTGCAGCGAACAAGCAGCAATCAAACGTGCCCCACTCAAACGGGGTGTCTAAATTCTTTTGCAGGTAAGTGACAAGCTTTTCTGGCCAATCCTTGTCTCTCATCGTTGGTGGGCTCCGCTTCTACCGCGCGTTGAACGTCTACCGCCACCGCCGTAATTTGTCTTAACTGGAAGGCTGGAAAGAGGGGAGCCTGCGATCACTTCTACAAGGTCAAAAAATCGGTCTCCCGGGTGAAGTTCTTGTTGCGCTGCATCGGTGGTTTTTACCACTTCGACAGGTTGAGCCCATCGCTCGAACCAGTCGTTAATCGTAATTTTGATAACCGCAGGTTTGTTCGCTGCGCGTTTACCTGTGATAACTTTTAGGTCAACCATTTCTGCATCGATAAAATAGTCAGCGCCTTCTGTTATTTGGCGGTTCTCATCGAACGCCACTAAATGGATGAAACATTCGCGGCCGTTGGGGTCTTCGTTCATGACTTCACTGAGTAACGATGGGTCACGCACAACAAGTGAAAGCGTGGTTCTGTTGCCACTTTGGCTCGCGTTCTCTCTAACTCTGCCGATGCTGCCAAGCTCGCCTATGCCTAGATAGGTTTGCTCGTTATATACGCGGGTGCCCACACCTGTGTGAACTCGTACCCAGCCAGACTTAAAGTTTAATTCTGCAAAGGCGAGCAAGCGCGACGGGCTGGCTTGCGCGGCTTCTAACATAGTGGGTGAAATAGCGCTCTCAATCATGTAAATGCCTCTTCAAAATCAAGCGTAATATTGCGGTACAAACGGCGGTTGCCAGACAGCTGCTGTATTTGTTCTGGTTTAATCCATCGCGCGATGGTTTTAAGCGAAGAAACATCGCTTTGGATAACACTGTTGTCTGCGGCGGGCTCGCGTAATTCGTTTGTAAAGTAAAGCGTGGTACGACCAAACTCATCGGCATAGCAGTCTTGCCTAATCTCAAGCAGCTGCTCGCCAATCACACAGCGGTCCATTGCACTTGCAACCAAAAGGTTTGGTACAAACCCATCGGCGTTTAACATCATGCCGTACTGGCCTGCACCATTTACTCTAGGAACGCCTGCCCACAATCCGCTTTGTTGGTTAAAGGTTGTGTCGTACAAACGCGTTTTATTAACAGGGCCGCGCAAGTGAGCTAAGTGCGCCTTCAGCACCTTACATTCTTCAAATGTCAGCACTGAAAACTTGTATGAAACAATCCATCGTTCGCCTGGGTTCTCGACAATATGCTCAAATCCATTGAATGAACTTCTGTTCATCTTGGTATTGAACTGAGGAACGAACAGGCAACGGCTAACGGGAAGTTTAGGGAAATCAAAAATCTCATTCATGCGGCCATCGTCCCACTTAAGCTTTGCGATAATTCGCCACCACTAGAAAAGTCTTCTCGCAGCTGGGCTTGCCACTGCAGCTGCGCCATTTCCACGCTCTCGCGTATTTTTTCTTCCATGCCTGGTACCGCATTAGTTGCGTCTATGTTGTTGGTGATATAGAACACTCGTGAACCGCCACTCCTTCCGCCCGGTGCTCGTGAATCATTTGAGGCGACCATGTTTTCAAAACTACGACGTTGTTGAGGGTTGAGTACCATCTCGTCGTTTCTAAGCCACCAAGTTCCCTCTCTGACATTCTTATCTAAGCCGCCGTGCGCTTGGCCTTGCATTGTGACGCCTTTAATATTCGCAATTAGGCTTGCTCCAGTTGCTGCGGCGTTGGCCATTGCGGGAAGGTTGGCGGGAAATGGCAACGCCATGGCATTACTGATAGCGGTAGATAAATTCATGACGCCTTGCGCAATAGCAAAACCTTTACTAATGGCAAAAAGAACTTTATAGGCTTTTGATTGCTCACCCGCGAAAGACCCTGCGAGACTTGCGAGGCCGTCAAATATTTGTGCTGAGCTACTTAGTATTAAATTAGATTTTTGAGCTTCTAGCGCCTGTACTTGGCTGAGATGCTTTTTACGAGCCGCGAAAATTAAGTCTAAACCTTGCTGCTCGGTGATTTTCTTTTGTTCCATCGCTTCAGCAATGATCGCCATTTCATTCTGCGCGTTGATGCGAAGTGCTTCTTCACGAGTGGCGAACTTAAGCCTAAGCTTCTCATACTCACTGTTTTGCTCTTCGGGCGTTGATGTTCTTTCTTCAGGAACGAAAGGTTCTGGTGCGTTGAAGCTGTTATCGTTGGCCGCTGGCCTTTGAAGCCTGAACTCTGCGAGAGACCTAGCAGCTGCCAGCTGCTCATTCATTGCGTTAATTGCGCCATCTCGCTCTGCAAAAACATCCTGTAGAACTTGATCTCTCGCTTGGTTTGAAGCAGCAATTCGAGCCTTTGCAGTCTCTTTTGCTTTTTCAGTTACCCTGTCATAGGTTCCATCAATGCGGGACAGCTCACCATCTAAATTAAATGAATCTCCATCAAAGGGGTTGAGTACATCCACTAGCTCGCTCGCATATGCGCCAGCCTTTTTTATAAGTCGCTGTAACTCTAATAAAACCGTGTCTCTAAATAGACCAGCGTATGTTTTAGCTACTCTTTCCAGATTGGCTAACTCGACAGTTAGTATCTGAACCATTCCTTTAATGTTCTGAGGGAAATACTTAAATGCATCAGCAAGCAATCCAAGCGTTTCTTCAGTGATCGCTTTTGCTGCTAAAACTTGTAGTGGGAATTGATTAACTGCACCTATAGCCAAGTCAATCGAATCAAAAACAGAATCTGCCCAGCCCGACCATGCTCCAGCGTAAGCTGACAAATAGGCGACCATCTCTCCGCTGGCTACGATAGAAGTTAAACTCCCAAGGGCTTCACCAATTCCAGAAATAGTATTTGTTAGTCCGCCAAAATCGTTTGATGCTTTGTTTACTTCTGATACCAGTGTCTTGAAGTTGTTTGAAACAACAGTCATTGCTTGACTGGCGGTAGGTGCCATCTTTCCAAATTCTGTGTTTATGGCTTCAGATTGGTTAATTAGCGCAGCTATAAGCTTCTGGCTAGTTAACTCACCGTTTTCAGCCATTTCTCTTAGTTCACCAGTTGTAACACCTAACTGCGTGGAGAGCGCCTCCATAAGTCGTGGAGCTTGCTCGGCAACGCTATTAAACTCATCACCTCTAAAAGCGCCTGAAGCCAATGCTTGAGCTAATTGCCGAGTAGATCCCTCAGCCTCTTGAGTTGATGCTCCACTTATAACAAAAGACTGGTTCACCGCTCGTGTGACTGCTAGCAATTGATTTTGGCTTACGTTTAAGTCTTGTGTGGCTCTCGTCATTTTTGCAAAGAGCTCAGTGGTTGCAGCAATATCTGAAAATGTTCTGTTAGATAGTTGCAGCAGCTCCTTTTGAACTGCAACTCTTTCTTTTTCCGATTTAGTTATCAACCTCACTTGGTTATCGAGACGTTTCATTTCATCCGAGAAGCGGATGACATCCCCAATTCCCATTGCAGCGATTAATCCTGCGATACCACCTGTTAAAAGGTTAACAGGTGAAAACATTGTCCTAATATTTGCAGTAAGTTGACCTTTTGCAGCAGAGAGACCTGCAACCTGGGCGCTTGTTCGTTGGGCTTGATTGCCAGATTGGCGAGTTGTATTAGTGAATTTTTCTTGAGCTGTGCGAGCACGTTGTGTCTCACTTACTAAGCCACTTGCGTCACCCCTTAACCGAATACCAGTTACTATTTCACTCATTACTTACTCATCGTGCAAATTTTTGTGATTTCATCTGCGAATGTTCGACCCATTATTCGAAGTCCTTTGTATTGTTGACTCGTAAATTCGCGACCCGACATAAACGCATCATCGCGGACGGCTTTAACATCAAGACCAAGGCAAACATTTTGATTCCACAAATACAGGTCTTCTGTCTCAATGAACCACTCGACGATAGGCCAGTTTTCCTCTAGAACTTCATAACGCTCGTCCGAGCGCATTACTTTGTTCAACTCTCCTAAATGGCTCGATAATCCGAGCTCCTGCATTTGCTCAGTTAGGGCATCTATCTCTTTTTGCGGGTTTTGCGGCCCGACTGCCCAGTGCCTGGCTGCCCCTTCAAGTTTTTTGCTACGATTCCCGTGGCTGCTTCGTGGTATGCGTTAATGAAGCCCATTCGCACATATGCTGCACTTTTAAATAAAGCTTCTTTTGTTTTTGCGGTACAGGGGAGTGGTTTTCCGTCTTCATCTTGAATGTCACTACCAAATGCAGTGACGACACGAACACAGAATTTAACGTCATCGCCAATGAGCTTGTCGTACTCGTCTTGATTTAAAACCTCAAAACTTGCAGTGCATTTTTGAGATTCGGTATGGCCGCCATCAATTGGTACTTCAATTGATACAGGCCATTCGATTTCACGTTTTTTCGCTAAGATAAATGGCATGGTTGATTCTCAAACAGAGTTGCCATCCCTGGCGGTGAGTAAATCGCTGACTCCTTTGCTCAGCGCTTTTATCGCCCTGCGGGGCACGTTGTATTAGCTGGTCTTGATGATACTGTGATGGCCTTTGATAACCCTGAAACCACAATCCCAAGCTTGCTTGCCTTTAATAGCGGTAGGCTTAACCGTTAAGATTTGGATACCTGAACTCGACTGTTCAAACACTTCTCCATTGGCTACGCCGTGGGTAAATGTAAATGGAACAAGTGTTGAAGTTCGCATTAAGGCGAAGGGGTCGAAAGTTGACAGTGCTGGGCTTTCAATAATGAACTTTCCTTCTTCGCTCCAACTTTCAATAAACACTTGGTTTTGCTCAGTTCCCTCGTCATGTTCAACATTATGATTGTCGGCAAGCTCATACTCATAGAGGTTGAGAGCTTGAGCATCCAAAGTAAATTTGGTGTTGGAATTACTTAGTGGGAGAGGATCCTGAAATCCGCTGAAATCTGGTTGAGGTGGCAGGCCCTCGATGGTGTCGCCGTAGATTCCTTTAACCTCAAAAGTTAGGTATCCCAGTTCGTTTATTTTTCCAGCGACGGTAAGGGATGATTTTCCTGCAAGCAAAATGTGATACATCCCTTCCCAATAAAAGTAGAACGTACCGTCTTGCTCTTCCGATGCATTGAGAACCCGGTTATGGGTCACTTCATTGGCAACATCGGTTTTTTCGTCACGCATTGCCGTTTGCAGGATTGCGCTGTATGCAGCTGCGCTTGATGCATCACCAGAGCCCGCTATTTCCACAGGGATGGTAAGTGTCATCATTTCACCAGCGTGTATGACCTTCTCTCCACCTTGCTCACCCGTATCTAAATCACGTGTAATTTGTTCGCTCTGATAAGGATCAACCGCCAACCCTTTGGTAAGTATCGCAAGAGGTGGTGCGCCAGCAGCGATATAGTCAGCGCCTTTTGTGTCGCTGTCTCTGCGAAGCGCCATCACTACAAATTTTTTGTCGTGTCTAAACCCTGGAGTGATACTCATGATTTCTTCTCCTGTGCTTTTGGCTGCGCTTTGGTTTCAATTGGGCGGTCTTCAACAACCACGACTTTTAGCTTTGGATGTGCACTAATTTGCGCGCGTTTGCCGTCGCTTAGCTCACCCGTTTTAAACTTGTTTTCACCGGGCTTAAACGTTATTGCTGCGCGCGTAATATCGTTGTCGCTGGCATTGGTCACTATGATCATGTTGCATTTCCTCTGTACCAGGTATTGGTTGAAAATCTGTCTATCCACCAAAGACCATCGTTGGTGAAACCGATAAGGTCGCCATTCCCCAAAATAACGCGTTCATGCTCGTCGTCAGGTTTCCAACCAAACAGGCTTTCACGCAGTGTATTGCGCAGGCTTTCAAGTTCTGCAAGCGTTCGCTCGCCTGTAGGGTCGTTAATGGCACGTAATCCAATGACTACACCAAACGTCACGATAAACTCTTGCAGCGGACGGCCCATATCGACATCACGGCTGTTTGTCATAGGTCGATTGCTGACTGGCACGACAAACGCGGCGCTATTGCGATGCAGTGGTTGGCTCATTGCTTTTCGCACGTTGGCGGCGGTGCCAACCTCGTCGAACAGGCTGGCAATACGGGGTTTAACCAAATTCAGCATCAAATAAACCCCTTTGAGTTGCGACGGCTAAACACGCCTTCCTCACTCTGAATTTGTATCTGGTCGTCAGATGCGGGCGACTCGTTGCTATCTGATAGACCTAACCGCACTTCGCCTTTTCCCACCGATTTCAAAAAGTCCATTGCCGCCTTGTTATTCTTATCGACGGTTTCAGGAACGGTGTGGTCGTACATATTGAACCTGGCGATGTCAGCGCATATTTTAATTAGCACGCTAGGCACAACATTAAGGGGCAGGGTGTAACGCCCACCCAAATAGCCATCAATCAAGTCACTGGCATCCTCTATGGCTGCACTCACTGCTTGCTCGTCAATAAAGCCGTTATTGTCGCGGTCAGTAAGACGTAACAGTTCATCGGCTCCGTAACGGTCAATTAAGTTGTCAGTTGTGCAATACGCCATAGTGATGCTCCGACTAGCGCTAATTAGGCGCTAGCACCCGTGTCTTTGGTTGTGCTTGCTTTACTCGTCGCTTTCGTTCCCGTCGACTTGGTAGGTTCGGTTTGCGAAGCAGTCTTTTTTTCTTGCGTCTTTTCTTCAGTGGCGGCAGCGGTGAGCGCGGCAGAGATAAGTGAGGTGTCAACGCCTTCTGGGATGGCATCGGACTGCATTTCACGGACAGACAGCTTTTTCTCTTCGTGAATAGCATTGAGCTGCTCTTCTTTAAAGTAACCTTCAGGGAAGGCTTTTCCGGCGTCAGTAAAGGTTGTGCCGGCACGACGAAAGGAAGGCACACTTGAGGCGATAACTAATACGGCAATAGCGAGTTTTGACATAACGTTTCTCCAAAACAACTGGCCTTTATCTAAAAGCCAGTTGTAGTAGTTGTAGTGATTGTTAAGGTTCTAGGTATTCAGGCTTATAGGAAGTCGGGACTTAGGACTGTAAACTTGCCCTTAAGCTCGTTGCTTACCGTCACGCCGCCGTCGTCAATTTGCTCACGCTCGTTAATTTGCGTAGCAAGTTTGTGCAGTGAGGATGGTACGACTAGCGTTAACTTGTTCTTGCCTAAGCCCAATGAGCGACCACCGTCTGCTTTAAAGCTGCGGAATAAATTAATAGCTTCCCAAAGCGTTTCAGATGTTAGTTCTTTCTTGACGCCTACTGCCATTTGCCAGAAGCCGTAGCCCACATTGCAGCGACAATCTACGCCGTAGCGGAAAACCTTATTCATGAACACTTGTTCGTCGTTAGGGTTATCCATGGCGACAAATTGCATACCCTTGCGCTCTTGGAAGATAAGTGGTTTTAAGCTTCGCGAGGTGTCTAACAGATACCAGGCATCGCCTGTGTAGCCTGCATCAATGATTGCGTTAGAAAACGAGGTGTCTGCACCGCTGCCATCTACTTCAGCATTGACTGGGTGGTCGGTGTCAAAGAAGTACTGGCCGTCGTAACAGGTAGACGTAAAGCCAGCACCCAACAACGGGAATACCAGTTCGTCTGGAAATACCGATGCCGCATAACCCATCTCATCCATCATGGGCGAATAAACGCCAAGGTTATCGTCTTCAATATCGTTTCGGTCTACTGCTACCGTCGATTCAAAATCTTTATTGGTAATAGAGTAGCCATGCTCTTTGATTGACTTGAGCTGACGCTCGCCAACCCATTCACTGAAGCCTGGCCATTGCCCTAACCAGCCATAGGTATTCGATTTGGTTGAGGATGGAACGACGGTAGCGACGGCATTGAACATCGGCATGCCACGGGTTTTACCGTCTTCAAAGTTTTTACGAAACCCAGTGCGGATTGCGTTTAATACAGGTGAGGTAATAATAGCCATGTGCTTTATTTCTCCAAATTAAGTGTGTGGTTAGGCAGAGCTAGTCTTTCTTAAGCTCGGTGGCGTAGTCCTCGTGGGAAATGCCCAGTTGGTCTGCTACAAGCTTTTGGTCAGCGGTAAGCGCCGCAACGCCGTTTTGGTCTTCACCGTCTGGTTTCTTTTCTTTGGTTTGTTTACCACCAAAGGCGTCCACGCTTGCGCGGCCATCAAGCTGTGCCTTCAGCGCCGCCATGCTACTTTTGCCCAGACTACGTAAGTAAGGCAGCTCCGCTTGCGCCACAAACTTGCCGTCTTTCTGGGCCTGTTCAATCAACTGGTCGACAGTTACCGCACTGTGGTTTGCCGATAACGCCGCCAGTTCTGCTACCACACCGTTATAGGTGGCAATAGGCACGTACTCGGCTGGGTTAACGCCTTCTTTGGCTTGCTCAACTTTTGCCGTAAGCGCGGCAATTTGTTGGTCGCTTTCTGCTGCGCCGTCTAACTTGGACTTAATTTCGTCAAGCTTGTCTTTCACGCCTGGCTTAGTTAACTGTGCATGTAATGCAGCAGCATCGATGTCGGTAGACGGGGTAGTAATACCCAGCAGGTTAAATAGCAGGGCTAATGCTTCGTTCATGGGCGTAGGCTCCGATGGTTGGTTATTAACGTTTGCATGAAGGGCGGCAGCTTGACTCATGCCCTTTACTGCTGGGTCATTCGTGAGAGCGGCGCTGTGAAGGTCTAACACTTCACCTGTGTGTTTGTTGTAAATGACGACGGGAGAGTAGTATTTGTATTCACCGTCTTTGATGTGCTTTCGCGCGGTGGGCGTGAAATTAAGCTGAGCAAATAAGCCTTTGTCTTCTCGCCATTCGAATTTATTACCCCATGCACTGGCAGGGGCTTTAGAACCGTTCTCTTTGGCAAGTAGGGTTTGGTGGTCGTAGTCGACAAGCAGCTGCTCGCCCGCATCAGCTCGCGTATTTAATTTCGCGGCGAGGGCTTCGCCTTTGGCATTATCGATGCGCCACTTATTACCAGGCACTTCAGTAGGGCGGCCATCATAGGCAGCGAAGTCAGCTCCCGGGAGTATTTGTTGCCAGGGCTGTTCTATATCAATTGAAAAGGTACAAGCAGCAACGCCAAGTGGAGACTCAGCGTTGTCCGACTGGTTCGATAGGGCAGCAAAGGACACGGCTGCTGCTAGCGTTGTCGCTACATGGCGGCCTCCAAGTACTGAAGATGTAAGTGTGGTTAATTGTTTTTTCATAGCCCGACCAGTATGTCGGGCTATAGGGGAGGAAGGGGATTAGTCTAGGTTTGGGGTGTCGTTAGCTAGCATAATCGTCTGTTCACAATGATGAATGATAGCATTCAAGACTGAGGTTATGGGTAAAACAGTATCTTCAATTTCAAGTGATTCTATCTGACGCTCTACATTTTGAAGCGATTCATGAAAACGCTCTAATCGACCGAGATAAAGAAGGTTATTAACACCAAGCTTTTGATATTCCTCAGCGAAAAAATAAATTTCGGTTGCGTATCGTACAGTAGAATTCAGTGCGATATTCAAATTATCTAGAAGCACCTGGTCTTTAGGGGAAAATAATATGTCTCTTATGACGTCAGCCTTTTGCTCTAAAGTTTCTAGGGTCAAGTATATGGTTCCGTCCGATTTGCTTACACCATCTCCTAATCTTAAAGCTTCCCTGTATGCATCTCCGTCCTTCGAGATAGTTAGAAAGCTGTTCGACAGAGAGTCATGATAATTCGCGACTGCGCTATCAAATTCTTTATAAGTCTTCTCATAAATATCCACTGCTTGGTTATGTTTCATGGTTTCTTTATGAATTTCTGCAGTGGCTCTTAGCTCGGCAGCGGTCGAATTAAGCTCACTGCGTTGGTATCTAAGCTGGCGAAGCAAAAGCAAAATGGTAAGGAAAGAAAGCATTGGGTTTAAGATGCCACCGAAGAAGTCGCCAAATGCGCCAAAGTCACCCTGATCACCAAAACCACTGTGAAAATTGAAAAAGTATGCCGCTAACATCAATATGGCGATGGGCACTGCGAAATATGGGAAATAATGAATTATTTTATCTAACGTCGAGTTTTCGTCTTCGACAGGGGGCTTCCCTTCGCTCATTGCTGTTTAAATCCTTTCAGAAGTGTTTAAGTTTTTTAATTGGTAACTTTGCTCGTCTAATCAACAAAGTCGCCTTAGGATGTCTTACAGGGCGCTTTTATGCAATAGCATCTTTTAGGTGGTCTTGCAGTATTTCAACAATCTCGTCTGCATCTCTCCACGGCCCAGTTGTGAGACCTAAGAATGGTCGGGCAGGTATGCCGTCTTCTTCTCTACCGAATTGGTGCGTGGCGGCATATTCTTGGTTGCTTCCGAATGTGAGTACTCTTCCGGTTATTTGATAGGCTAACAAATCACGCATGGTACCGGATTGCTGCAGTATCCTATCTTCGCCATCTTTTCGTGCTAACGTCTCTGGCGCTAGCGGTTCCCATTGCTCCCCGTTGGGCGCTAGCTCAAGCTTAAAACGTTCTTGGGTTGCTTCTATCAGATATTCACCGATTTCCGCGAACGCTGGCTCTAAGTCAGTTCCTGCCCTGGCAATGCGAGAAAGCAACGCATTTATCTCACCACTGCCATAAGCACGAACGGTAATGAAGCTGCCAGCCATAATTAGTCAGCCTGCAGCACTAGGTTAGAAAGAAGATCACCAAACATGGCTTTTTCATGTTCAGGGGCTTTTTTCATTAGCGCTTCAATACGCGCTTGCTTTTCTGCAGTTGGTACCGACGATTGAAGCACTTGCTGTGCGTCACGCAGCTGCTCGCTTTCTTCTTTATGGCCAGCGTTAATTTTGTCGAAAATACTCATTACAGTAGTTCCCCCATTAGTTTATCGAAGTATGCCACTATCGCTGGATAGTGCGTTTCTAATACAGCGCGATTGAGCGCCCATGCCGCAAAGTGCTCTGCATGCCACTCCATGCTGTCTTGCATACTGTATGTAGTAATACCTTCATTTAAGCCAGGTGTAGGAATATTCATGCGCATGGCCTGAAATTGAACTTGGTGTCCCATTTCATGAAGCCATGTCATTATTGCGCCACCATGATCACCACTTTCTGTATAGTGCCTTACAATATGCGACAGTGACCATTGCCGCTTGCCAGCCTGTAAAGCGAGTATTGCCGCCTCTACCGCATTGGTTAAGTCGGTAATGTCGGCAATTTTATTTAAGTTTACACCTGTTTTGGCTTTTACGACGACGTGTTTCCAAGCAAGTGCTGTGTAACCATTTGCACGTCGTGCGGTGTTACTGGGTACAGGCCAATGGCCATTGGCTTTTGATATTGGGACATTTAAATAACTGGTAATGTCCTCTTCCAACTCTTTGGCTTTCTTGCTTCCACGCACCATTTCAGTTGGTTTAAGAAACAAGGTTTTCATACCGTAGGTAGTAATGAAATCGGTCACTTGGCGCATTTGTGGTTGCGCCTGGCTCAATTCTGAAATGACCTTGTTTAACCCATGAATGGTTACATTTTTATTCGTTGAGTAAGCACTAGGTACCACACGTTCAGGAAGGCGCTCTTTTAGTGGTGGCTTTGAAAGTTGCTGCTGGCGCAATACATCGGCTTGCGATTTTGAGCCAGGCGAATAATCGAAACCAGGGTCGATACCTACTGGCACATAATGTACTTCACCTGTTTTCTTATCTACCCATTCACGCGTCTCAATAACGGGCTCTTTGCTTAACTTCAGGCCTTTTCGCTGAATGCTTCTTGCTGTCTCACCAAACACTTTGCATTTACAGCCCCAACCGTTTTGGGGAAACCAGGTAAGCCAGAACGGCGACTCTTTGGGTAAAATGGTACCGTCTTTACTTTGGTGATGTGGGCGAGGGTAGCGACTATCTCCGTGCGCATAGCGCCAGTAAGGAAAATTCTGCAGCTGCTGGAAGCGACCCGCATTATAAGCTTGGCGCATGTTTGTGTCGTAAATGATATTAGCTCGCCATGCGGCACTGCCTGTGTGTTCCCATCCATGCTTTTTAACCAGGTGTTTAAACTCTTTTTGAAACCAGCTTAAACTTTTGCCCTCTGCTATTGCACTGTCTACCATTTGGCGAATGTCGGCCAACAAATCCGTCTTCGTTGCGCCAGCCACCATAAAGGCGTTGTTGTGTTGTTCGCGCCACACATCAGCCCAGCGTTCGCTGGGCATGTTTAACTTGTTTCTAAAGTGGGTAATGGCTTCAGAAAACTTCTGAGGGCCGTACTGGGCAGGCATCCTCAATTACCTTCATTCACATCAAATCGTCCGCTTAACTCAGCTGCGGTAAATGCTTGGCCCAAAAGTAGTTGATAATCCTCAATGGGCAGTTGGTCTTCTAATTCCAGCAGCTGCTTTAATAGCGCCTCCAATGAATCAGCATTAGCTACGAGTGATTCAATGGGTTGCATTAACTGACTGAACGATTCGCCAGCCTGTTGTGCTAAGCGCCTGGTGAGCACATCTGCGCCGTCGTCTTTCGGTTGTTGTGCTTTAAGTGCAGCGAGCGCTAAACGCAATGCAGCGGTTTGCGGCTCTTGTTTTGGCTCGTCCTTATCCGCATCTTTTTCCTCTGGCTCTTTAACAGCAGGCGTGGCGACAGCGCGAGCCAAGATAGCCTCTTCGCCCTCTGGCTCTGGAATGCGAAGTTTGTCTTGTGCCCAGCTGGCCGGAATACGAAAACCAATGTCGACCAGCTTGGGTAGGCTCTCAGCGTATTGGCTGATGTCTTCGGGCTCTTGTGTGTCGAATATAATGCGCGGCTTACGTCTTGGGTCGCCTCGGTAGCTTAGGCTGTTAAGCGCGTGCATAGGCAACACAAGGTCACGATTTAGCGTGTTAGCAATTTGGCGTAAGTCATGGTCGCGAATGTCTTGTCGTACTTCATTGTGCACGTTGCCTAGCGCTTGGCTCCCCGTGCTGTCTACCTGTGATGTGAGGGTTTGACCTAAAATGACTTTAGATTGGATGCGCTCACACCAGCTCATCATGGTCATGAAGGGGTCGCTGCCGCCGCCTTTCGCTGCTTCGTGAAATTCAATTTCCATGCCTTTGGGGATTATGCCCCCAGCATTGTGGCCAATGCCGAGTACTGCCTGAAGCAAGCGGCTCTTTTCAGTATCAGTTGCACCACTTGGGTATTTACCCAATTTAATTGGAATACCGTAAATCTCTAGGAACTCGGCTAAGTCGCGTACCGAATAGTTTTTGAATATAAAGGGCCACGCCAGCTGACGAATTAGGCCTATACGTGCGGCATAACCGCTCTTTGCAGGATGGCGGTGCTGCAGCCAGTTAAGCGGGCGTAGCTTCTCACCTTTGCCTGTTTGGTCACGAAGGGCAATGCAGTCCTGGTCGTCGTGGTGTAACTGGAACCACGTAGCGGGGCGGTGCACGAATGCCTCAGGAATACGGAAGTTATTGTAAAAGCCCCATTCATACTCAATGTTTGAAAAGCCTTTTAAAATGCCGTCACCCATACCAAATATGATGTTGTGCCAGTCTTCCACATCTTTCAGCATTTGCTCTATGTTGGCCGCATCTTTTTGTTCCTGGGCAGAAGCATTCACAGGCGGCTCTATCTGCCAATCGATATCGGTTAGCGCCATCTTACGCTTGAATATTTCAGCCTGGATGTGACCGTCTTTCTCTTCGATGTCTTCAGCCAGATAGCACTGTTCTAATAAGCTACCTTGTTCAGCATTTTTAAGAATGACCGCCAACGTGGCAGGCGTTAGCCCAGAACTAGGATGCTCAGCAAACTCGCGGCGCATTTGCGCCACGCGTGCTGAATTGTCGGTTTGTTTGGTTTTAAGGCCGCGTTCACGTACACGAAAGCGCGTACCGTTTTGCTCGTAGGTTTCCATCAATAACACCCACTTTGTTGGATTGAGTAGTTGTCGTCATTGTTGCGGTTGTCGCGCCTTTCGGCTTTGGAAGGTAGGCTCATGTAGTCAATTTCACCGCCCTCCATTTTACTGGCCGCAACCATCATGCAGCAGGCAATAGCACCGTCGCCATGTCGCTGTTTTTTACTGTCGGTTTTCGCATCGGGTATGCGAGGCACGCCCCGGTTATTAATTTGAATAGAGCGCAGGTCATCCAAGATGTCAGCGTCACTCGGTAGAATAATGGTGAAGTCCTCAAAGTGGGCTTTCATAGGCGGCATGCTTTCTCGATACCAGTTCTCGGTAATCTTGACCGACTCGATAAGCCCCGCGCCGTAATGGTCAACTGCTTGCTCTGCTAAGTATTCACCGTTACCCGTGGCATCCAATTGCGCGCCAATGAAGCGCGGTAGCCGGTCGATGAT